TTGTATTTCATTAGTACTTCCACTAAATGGCATTATAAGTTGTGATGATGATAAATTAAACATATCTTCATGACTAATACTTGCAGATAATGGTCGAGTAAATTTAGAGCTAGATAAATTATACATATCAGTATAACTTATACTAGTAGAATATGGTAAATCAATTTTTGTCTCATCCTAACTTTTGCCTAGATAAAAGCCAAGTTGTTAGCGAGAAAGATTCTGTTATCTTTGATTCAGCAATCAGCTTCGACCCAGACAGGAAGACTAAATTTTCTACTCACTTAGCGAATCAGACTAAGTGGAAGTGTTTAAATATAATCAACAAAAAGAAAAGAAACAGGGAGGTTTTTATCAACGATGACAGAACCTACATAGAACCTTTTTCAGAAAGCTTTATAAAAGATATAAACAAAGAAGAAGCAATTTTAATGTTTAAAAAATGCTTAAAAAAAGAAAAGGATCTCAGGGTTAAAAAAATAGTTGACATGAGATACAACGTTGATAATAATAAACTCACTCCGTGGAAAATTATTGCCCAAGAGCTTGACATGAGCATACAAGGGTGTATAAACATCCACAACAGATTCATTGACAAAGTAAAAAAAGAAGTAAATTATGTTTAATTCAATCACAGCAGCCGCTTATTTAGTAAAAGATCCAGAAGTCCGCGAGACGAACGGAGGAAAGAAAGTAGCCAACCTTAGGGTGGGCATCTCTACAGCCAATGCCAAAACCAAGTGTTTTATTGATGTAGAGTTTTGGGACAAGACGGCAGAGATCGCAGAAAAGTATTTAACTAAGGGTCGCGAGTTTATGGTTCAGGGCGAACTCTGCATGTCCTCTTGGGAAAAAGACGGAAAGAGCTTTAGCAAATACTACATCAGAGGAAAAGACCTACAGTTCTTGAGTTCGGGCAAAAAGTCTGATTCCGATTCAGAAGGAGTAGAGGCTGAAGAATCTGAAGACCTTGTGCCGTTTTAATGAAATTACTTTTAGAAGTTCCCCTCAATCGACTAAGCTTTGGTAATGTTTCTTACAACATTATCAGAGAGCTTCACAGTCGTGATGTTGACCTAGCCATATTCCCGATCAACCCTGTAGATCAAATTGACTTATCAGCCTTTGATCCCCCGCAGGAGATTAAAGAATACATTGATCAAGCAGTCAAAAAAAGGTGGCAATTTCTAAAAGAAAACGTTCCTTGTTTTAAGTTATGGCACCTAAACGGGAGCGATAACAGGAAGACGAGAGATCAGTTTCTTTTTAGTTTTTACGAATGCAATAAGCCAACAGAAGAAGAGATATCAATTTGCGCGGCACAAAATAAAACACTTTTTAGCTCTAGTCATGCCGTAGAGTGTTTTCAAGAACAAGGTTGTGAGAATGTAAGATTTGTTCCTCTGGGGTTTGATAAAGATTTTTTCAGAACTGAAAAAACATACCTTAAAGATGTGGTTCATTTTGGTTTGATGGGTAAGTTCGAAAACAGAAAGCATACTCAAAAAATAATTAGAACTTGGCTTAAGAAATACGGAAATAACAACAAATACCAGCTTTCATGCTGCGTTAATAATGTGTTTTTCCAACCAGAGCAAATGAAGGGTATCATAAACGAGACCCTTGGAGGACAACATTATAATAATATAAATTTCCTTCCCTCTTTGGATAAAAATAGCGAGGTTAATGAGCTTTTAAATTCAATTGATATTGATCTGACTGGCCTATCTGGAGGTGAAGGTTGGAATTTACCAGCATTTAACTCTACTTGCTTAGGAAAGTGGAGCATAGTTCTTAACTGCACCTCTCACAAAGACTGGGCTACTGAAAATAATTCTATCCTCATAGAACCCTCTGGAGAAATGCCTGTCGAGGACGGAGTTTTCTTCTCACCCAGTAATCCTTTTAATAAAGGAACCTTTTACACATGGCAAGAAGAACAAGTCGTTGCCGCTATGGAAACGGCTGAGTCAAAAGCGGGACAAATTAACTCTGAGGGACAAAATTTGGCAGAAGAAATGACCTACTCCAATACACTAAATTCAATTTTAGACTGTATTTTATAGGTTTTACTAACGGCATGGGCATTGCTATTTACTAAGCATGAATTCTTTAATCAATACATTGTTTAATACTACTGACGGCTTAGAAAGTAAAAAAATTATCTCAGACTCTGGTGATGTATATAAGGTAGAGCTTGAGCTGGCTGGATTTTCTAAGAAAGACGTAAAGATTAAAATCTTAGACGACACTTTAAGTGTATATGCCAAAAACAAAGAAAGGTCTAAAAAGTTTAAACTACATTTAAACAATTCAGTTTCAGAGGAGCACGTTAGCGCAGAATTAAAAAACGGACTACTGAAGTTGACTCTGCCTAAAAGGGCCGTATCGGAGGGCAGGGAAATAACAATCAAAACCTGATGCCTATTTATGTTTACAAACACCCCGAAAACGAAGAATACCGAGAGGTATTTCAAGGGATGAATGATAAACATGTCTATTCAGAGGATGGCGTTGAGTGGAAGAGGGTATTTCTTTCGCCCAACGCCTCCATTGACAATTCAATTGATCCATTTAATAAGCAGCAATATATAGACGCTACTTATAATAAAAAAGGCACACTTGGAGACATGATGGACCTTTCTGCTGATTTAAGTAAACAAAGAGCAGAAAAAGCAGGGGGGCTAGATCCAGTAAAAGAAAAGTTTTACGACAATTATGCCAAAGAAAGGGGTGGGGCAGAACACCCAAACAGAATCAAAGAAAAGGGATACGAAAGTAAAAACCTTAAAATTGACTATGACTAATAAAGAGTCCCACTAACCTTTAACCCTTTTGTTTCCGTTACTTCAAAACCAAACTCAGCATCAAGGGTCATCATTTCATTGAGTCCCATACCATAGTTGTAAGAGTTTAGCTTTGCGTCTTCTATTTGGTAAATCAATTTTTTAGAGCCAGAGGCTAAAACCAATTGGAAGTCATAATTTTGATCATTCTTTAATATTCCCGTTAAAGAGCCTTCGTTAAATCCTGATACTAAAGAGGAAACTGAAAATCTTCCGTTTGCTGGTAGTTGAGCTTTTCTATTGTAAGCGTAATCGTTTCCCAGTCCATAAGAAGGAACTCTAGGAAGATCTACTGACATATCTAGAGATTGTATGGCATGAACTCCAGACAAAGGCTGTCCCCCTACCTGTAAATTTTGGAGCGTTACAGTGCTACCTGTGTCAGCAGGATTTAGCACAAGAGGGTCAGCATCATTTGTTACCTGCTCTTCGAATTCAAACTCACATAAACCCACACCATTATTGTTTCCTCCTGTTAAATTAATAGCTGGAGACTGCATGGTTGTGCCAGTTATATTCTCAAATACAACGTTAGAGCAGATATAGTTTGTAGAAACAATAGGCAATGTCCCAACAGCATAACTAATTCCATATGTTGCAGGGAAGCAGTTGCCAAAGGCGATAGCATCAAACCCTGATAGATTTATAAGCGATTCATCAAATGTTAAAGTATTAAATATATCAGAACTTTGGTTTGGATCAAAAAAAACATAAAAATTAGTAGAGTTCTCTAGAGTCCCAGAAAAGAAATTGTTAAATCTAGTGAAAAATGCTGACTCTCCCACAAAGCCTCCATTCATTTCATTTGAACACGCGCTATTTGCTAGATAAGAAACCCCTAGCTCTACATCAGGCTGATTGTTAATTTCTCTAAATGAATAATCTTGAGTTCCCAGTTGCTTTTGATTTTGTCGCGAAAGATTGATGGAATAATTAAAGTCTTGGACACCCATATAAAGCCTTAAACCAAGATTGCTAGTGCTAAAGGCATTAGTTGAACCATGATTAACCGCGACTGCCGCGATATTACTTTTTACAATATCTCTAGCCATTTTATGTTCCTGTTGGGATTACACCGAGCGGGTCTTCGACCAGCTCCACTGTTAAATCATTACAATTATAAGAAACCCAAGTATGAGTCCAGCGAGGACAATAATAAACTTTAGGTCTGTTGTAAACCGATGGTATTTGATGTTCAAACCTTCTATAACCACCTTTGTTTTCTAAAAAATGTAACATCCCTTTTAACTGATGGTCTGTTATATTCTTATAAGTATAACTCATGTTAAAAGTAGATATATTGTTGTTAGTTTTAAAGTGTTGTATGAAAGAGTTCTTGTAGTCTAACCTATCCGCTTTTATATCAACATTATTTTGAGTCCCTATATCTGGCTCAAAGAAAAACATTTGTGTCCACATTGATGATGCACCTGTGGGGCTATTAGTCAAAGTGGAGCGATGGTCTCCAGTGGCATAATAAAAATTATCCAACTTACTAGCGTTTACAGAGCCATCTGGTCTCACACCCGAATAAACGACTGCGTATTTAAAATAACGCTGATCTACATCCCACCCCTGAAAATCAAGATTGGTAAAAGTGCCACCCGACCAATTTAATAGTGTTGGAGCACTGTCTACACTAACGTTAGCTGCGACTTCGAAGTGCTGATTGTTTATAAAGTTAACAGCATAATTATCACAAACACCAGTTATGTTTCGGTAAACTCTAGTGTCAGGAACAAACGAAAACTGATTATATCCTGATTGGCTTTCGAAAAATGTTACTAGTTTTTGAGCACCTGTTTCATCTACATCATATCTAATTTTAAAATCCGCTGTCAAACTATTTAAAGACATGGGGATTAAATTGTTATAAAAATCATCAGTCGGATAACTGTGGTTTCTAGCCTCGAAAACTACTTGTGACCCATATACGGGGGTGTAGTTAAGGTCAGCTAGATCACTTGGAACTGAAATCCCAGAGATGTTTACATCTCTATTATAGAATAAGCTTTCTCCCATTATAGATGTCCTACATAATTTAAAGTTAATCTCAAAGATCCATCAGAAGTCGAATTAAGTTGTTCTCCAACTAGAACCGCAGAGGGTATGCTGTAAGTTTGTATATTGGTTCCATCTCTTCCATCTACAGTTAAACTCACATTGCTGGTAGAGAATTTGCCGCCTCTGCCATTTTTTCCAGATGTTAAAAAAGTATATCCGCTTTCTGGTATAGCATTGTCCACCTCCATTTGTATAGTGGCGCTGTATTGGTTTGGTCCTACATATTTTACTTCCGTGGGGGTTTCGGACGCTACAGTATAATATGGTTTAATAGGACTGCTAACCCTATAATCAAAACCCAAAACTCTATTACTACTAGTATTATCGCAAGCTACAGAAATAGAACCCTGACTGGGAATAAAGATATCACTAGTGTTTGTTCCTGATGCATTATAGCCAGATCGCAATTCATCATAAACAACCATATTATAAGTTGTCTGAGGTATAGCTCCTACCGCACAATTAACAGAAACATCGGTTACATAACCATTGCTAAAACCATAAGACTCTCCATTATAGTTTAAACTTCCTGACAGTCTTTGACCATTTGATATAGATTCTAATGGAGTATTGGAAATAAGATATCTAGAAACAGAAACAGTCTGTTGGGTGGCTCCACCTATTGTTACTGCTCCACCGTGATACCCTAATGGTTTGCTTACAGTTGCAGAATTGTTATATCCTATATCTACAGAACTAACTCCTGAGATTTCTTCTCCATCAACAAAAAAGTGGGAGTCGTAATTTAACCTTGTTCCAAACATTTTTTATTGCCTTCTTAATGATCCACCAAGTCTTTTTTCTTCATCAATAGTTTGTCTCACAACGTCTCTAATCCTTAGAGCAAGAGTCTGCTGGTCTGTGTCTCCTTCGCCTTCGGTTGTTTGAGTGCCATCAGAATTAACCGTAATATTAATTACTGTGTCTCCACCTTCTCCAGATACAGCAATAAGCTCATCCAGTCTCGCAACCACAGCATCGTTGCCTTCTCCTACCCCGCTTCCTCCATTAAGGGCAGCTAGGTTGCCACGGCCAATTCTCTGAGTCGCCCCAGCATTCATAACAAACTCTCCACCAGTCAACATTGCGGGAACGCTATCCACACCAGCAGAAGGAGAAACATACCCACCAGTTGCTCTGCCCTGTGGTCTAGCTTGAGGTAAACGAGGAGGAAAAAGAGGATTATCTAGGTTGAGAGGTGTCTCTCTGCCATCTGCCACACCGTGAAGAAAAAATGAGGTTTCCATTAAACGAGCCGCGAAGCCGTCAAAAGCGTTAGCTGCTCTTCGCATAATTCCTTGACCCGCTCCTCCTTGTTGGCCCCCTCCTCCTCTAAACAAGTTAAGAACGGCTCTAAGCGCTCCACCGCTCCTATTTGCTGCACCACCTGCAATATCTAAACCAGCTTGGCCAGTTAAATCTAGGGCTGGAGTTACAGCTGTAGGAGTTGTAGGAGTTGTAGGAGTTCTTGTAGCTCTAGGCGTAAGAACAGTGCTAGCTCCACCTCCTGCTCTAGCTCCACCACCTCCTATACCTCCACCACCAAGCATTATAGACTGCCTCTGATCTGCCAACCCTGTTTGAGCATCAGTAGACACAGACTCACCCTGTGGTCGCGTCAGTTCACCTAAAGCAGTTGCAGCCACAAAAGTTATAAGAGAATTTCTAAATGCTCTCCTTTGTTGCCTTCTTTGTTCAGCTAATTGCTCCTCAAGTTGAGATTGTCTTGTAAAGAGTCCAAATGCCTCTCTCTTGGAGTCTTGTTCTTGCTGGAACAACGGACTGTTTCTCCTACCGAACATAGTAAGGCGAGCACTCTGTGGCTCTAATGAAGCGAACCCAAATCCAGCACCCCCTCCAATTCTGTCCTGTTGACCAGTCGTAAGATTTTGTGTGGCAAAGTCTAAAAGATTTCTAGATCCAGTGATTGATCCTTGTCCAAAAGTTCCTGGGGTAAAGAGTCCACCTCTTTGCATGGTTTGAATACCACCCCTGTTAAGAGCCTCAAGAAACTCAGGGCCATATTTTTCCACAGCACTTCTTCTTATAACAAACTCCCCACCTGTTAATAAAGTAGGAACGTCATCCATTCTGCGCGAGCCTCCTGTGACAAGTCCACCAGAGTTAAATCCAAGAAGACCACCAAGACCCCTGAAAGCTCCCCCCAAAACATTAAGCAAGCCTCCTCTTTCTCCCCTTTCAGGAATCGGACCTAAAGCACCTTGTGATCCCGACAAAATGCTATCAAATGCCGCTTCAAGTTGAGATTTAGCTCTTGAACTAAAGAATTCCGCAGCTGCCTGTCTCAAGGTGTCCCCTAAATCTTGCCCGAGGATAATAGCATCTACCAATCCATCTGTTACCGACTTCTTGAAGCGCTCACCATCTGCGACAAGTGATTTTCCTAATTGTTTTTCGATATCTTCAGCGCTCTTAATAAATGTATCTTCAATCAAAGCTCCTATTTTCTCGTTGACTGTTTGTCTTTTTCTTTCTATGTCTAATATTTCATCCTCGACCTTTTTAATCTTGTCTAAATTATTGTCTGCATCTTCATATAATACGTTTAACTTTTGTTGAAGTCGGAACTGTTCTTCGACAAATGGTAACTGTCTTTCGGCCTGTCGTCTTTCAGCCCTAGTTGCCCCAGTTCTTTGAGTGTCGCGCAAACCCTGAAGGGCAAATTGTTGAGTAACTCCTATTTGTGCGGAGACATTATTTCCAGCTAATGACCTAAGTCGATTTTCTCTAATTTGCCTAGCGCTACCAACAAATCCTGATGCGTCTCCAGCTCGGATAGCGTCAAATCTAAGCTGCTCTTGCGCCCTATTTAATTCTTGAGTAAGCCCTCTTAGTAGCGTATTAAATTTCGTAAAATTTTCTGGATCTGCCCTGTTCTTAGCCTCTTGTTCCTCCTTGTTTAATGTAAGCCCTAGCTTCTCGAAAGCCGCTTCTAGTGCCTCTACGGATAGTAGAAACTGTCTCATTGGTTGTTGGTCAGCTTCACTAGCTCCCAGCCTCTCTCCAAAAGCTAAACTCTCCTCCAAAGAAGCTCTCACTTCTGAAATTCCTGCTTCCCGACTTGTTCGACCTGATAGTATGTTATTTAATTGAACCCTTAAATCCTCGAAATTTTGAGTGGGGTCTCGGCTTTCTACCTGTATTATTTCATTTAAAAGTCTCTGAATTTCAGAATTTTGAAGTTCTGCTCTTGCGACATTCTGTTGTTGTGGCAAGTTAGCGAGTAAAGCCTGACTTCTCTCAAGGCTAGTCAGATTGGGGTTGTTTTGAATACTAGATCTGGCGAAATCTGCTGCTACGCGCTGAATATCTAAGGCAGCATTTTGCCTAATAGCTAAACTTTTATTTTCAACTTGTAATAGATTTACTCTTTTACGCTGGATTTCAAGAGCCTTTTCGTTTTCTACACGGGACTGAAAGTCTTTCTTTAAATTTTCCTCTTGAGCCTTCCCTTTCTGTATTAAAGCTTGAGCTTGCTCTTCAAAGAAATCTAAAATTAACTTTGCCTCCAGCGCCCCTTTCTCTTCTAAGCCTACAATGTTTTTTATAAGGTTTTTTCTTCCTTCTTCTGAAGCCAGTTGAGATAAAGACTGTTTGCTTATAAGTTTTTGGAGAGCCTCTTGCTTTTCTTTGTCGAAGTTTAAAGCTTTTAAATTAGCTATCTCTTGTGCTGCGATTTTAGATATATCCAGATCGACTTTTTTGCGATTTTTTGATAAAGCAATGTTTTTTTCTAGCGTGATCTTCTCCTCTGCGCGAAGGGTTCCCAGCGCTTGCCCTCTGCTTAATTGTATCTCATCTGATGTAATCTCTTCAGCCTTTACTCTAGCAATTTCTATTTCTGTTTTTAGTCTTAGTTTGGCGGTTTCTGCTTGTATTCTCTCTATTCTCTGTTGAGAGGTTTCTCCCCTAGTTACTGATCCCCTAAACCCTTGAGTTAGAACCTCTCTTGCTATTATGTCTGACCCTTGGACACCAGACCCCCTAGCAAATTCTGTTAGTCTTTCATCAAGAGCACCCCTCCTTCTTCTTTCTTCATCGCTAAGTTCTCTACCACCCCTACTTGCGCGAGCTTCAAGCTCCATCACGGCCCTAAGCTCTTTTAGTAAGTTAGGGTCTATGGTTGCTACTAAGCGATTTATAGTTTCTTGAGCTGAAAAGTCAGCCATTTGCTTTTCAAGTGCATCAAAAAAGTCTTGAACTTCTTCTTGTGGATTAAATTGTTCTTTTTTCCCGCCCTTACTTGCTAAAGCTCTACTAGCAAACGCTGAATCAGATTCGTTGAGGCCCTGCTCAAGACCAGAACCTCTTATGGCTCTAGTTATGTCCATCTGTCTCAGTTGCGCCTGAATAACTGCATTACTAATTCCTTCAGTTCTTGCAGCGCTCACCGTTCCCGTAATCGCTTGTTGAAACGCTTTATCGTCTGTTCCGCGAAAAGCTCCCCCTAACCTGTTAAAACCAAGAAGGCCCTTAGACCTTGCATCCTGAATCGACTGACCAGCAAGAGCAGCCGAGCTTTTGGCTTGCGCCCTTAATGAATCTTTAAAAGATTGTGGGACTTTTAAATTTTCTAGCTCTTTATTCGCCAATTGAGTTGTAGTTGCAAGGCGCTCAGTCATGGCTCCTGCCAACTCCGCTCTTCCTGAGAAGTAATTTACGGCATGAGAGACAGCGAGGAGCGCTCCCGTGAACGCTCCCGCAGGACCAGCTACTCTTAAAGCAAACCCCGCAAGCCTACCTGCCCGACTCGTTATATTCCCCCCCAGTCTCGTCATATTCGCTTGCCTCACAAGCCTTCTTCCCCTTCGTGAGCGCGGTCCCCCCACAAAACCTGGGCCTGTAAATCTAGAACGATTTCCTGCTCGCTCCAATCGATCTGCTCTTTCTGCCAACGCTCTGGATCTTTCTACCGCCCTCGCTCCTAAATTAACACCAGCCTGCCCAGTGAGCAAATTACTTGCTCCTCCTAAAAGCCTACCTGCACCACCAAAAGCGGAGGAAGCTAAGAAAGCTGTCATGGCAATATTCATCGCCTTCAGAGACTTATTGAAAAGTTCAGATTGATTTGTGGTTTCACCTACCACACCACTCAATCCAGCTACAACTGTTTGTAAAACAATAAATTTAGTTAAAAGTTCGCTACTCGCAGCTGCATCTCTTGGTCCGCGAGCTTTCGTAGATGTTGGTGTTGAAGGAGCAAAACCTCTTATTCTGAAATTAGGAATTGCCCCAGTAGGCTCATCCCTTGTGTTGGTCACAGCAAGACCCATAGGGTTTCCTGCGTTTCTTAGTTTGGGGCTTTGGTTAATTCTAACTTGGTTAACGGGAAGCCCAGCTCCTGTTTCTCTAGCTATAGCGTCTTGTAGGGGCGAAACATTGAAATTTGGAATATATCCTCCAGCTCCTGTTCTACCTTTACCCTTTTGCTTTCTAGTAGCCAACCCCAAAATATATTTGCGTTCGGCAGGGTCATTTAAAGCTTTAAAAATTAATGTCTGGACAGCCGAATTAGAAGCTGTTCTTTTTGCATCAGCTCTGACTAAATCATCAGTAAAACGAAATGCCCTTTTGAATTTTGTATCTGCCCTTCCTCCTTCTTCGAAATCAAATGGTTCCCTTTCAGTCGTGTGATCTTTAAATTGCCTAATACCTCTAGCACCTTTTGTGACAAGACTTACAGCGGCTTCAAAAATTCCCCCTTCGACAGCCGTGCTGAATAGTTTAGCACCTTTTCCTCTGCCAAGTTTTTTTATTTTATCTTGTATATCTGTAAGTTCGTCATTTTGGAATCCAGCGTCTGGTATAATCTCACCTCCATATCTAGCCAATGGTTCAGCGAATAAACGACCAATTTTTCTTCTGTTTTCAGACTCCTTCATCCCCCCCTTTATACCCCTCTGCATAGTCTGCAAATCAGAGATCTGGACACCTGAGAACGATATGCCAGTGAAGCCCCGTTGCTGTAATCCTATAATGCCTGGGTTTGTCTGCTCTCCCGTGAAATTAGTGGAGGTAGTGGTTGTTTTTTTACTGGGAAACAAAGCTGCGACACCATATCTTCGCCCAGGAATTCTTAAGATTCCTGATGACCCCGCTGCTGCGACAGGTCTACCAGCAACGCTAACCGCTCCTAACCTAGCATCAACAGCCTCCTTACCAAATCCAGAAGTGAGAGCGCTACGATTAAGACTTCCCGCTCTAAATGCAGCTACAGCTTGGGCAAGAGTCATACCCTTTGTCTTCCCTACAGTAGAGACAGGATCAGTATCGACAAAGTTAGGTATAAATCCTCCCGCAGCACTTACTCTTCTAGCTCCAGCTGGCAACCCCATAGAGGAAACCATGTCTTGATTAAATATAGCAGATCCCCCACCCGCAAAATTAGGAACAATAAATTCACTAGTGTTCGCCACCATTGTCCCGCGCTGACCGCCACCAAAATTGAAGTTAGGAATAGTCACAGGACGCGCTGATGCAGGAGCACCACCTACTCCTCTGGATATATCAGACATTTCTGTCCCATAACCCCTTACAGCATTGAAATTAGGAATATATCCACCAGCAGCCCTTCCTCTAGCCCCTCTTGTTCCTCTAGCAACCCCAGGAGCAACTCTTGCAGCGATGCCTTGCATTTGCGTCATTATTCGCAATTGCTCGTTTAGCGCTGTAGTAAAAAACTTTGTTTGAGCGGCACGTTTTTGCTCGATGCTTAATGTGCTATTTTCTATAGCCATTATTTGCGACTGAATACTCTTATTGCCCAAAAGAGTAGAAGCTATCTGCCCTTGAAGGGTAGCCTGTTCTTTGGCCGCTTTGTTAAGACCAAAGAAGGTTTGCAGGGAACCCACCCCAAATCTTGCAAGGTCAATAGTAAGTTTAGCTATAATAGCGCCAAAGATAGCTAACCCAGGTCCGCTAAGGATGTTGCCTATACCTTTTACTATCCCTCTAGCAAAATCACTCCCGATACCCTCACCCTCAAGAAGTGTTTTTATGTTTCCTACTAGAGAATTAAAAAATCCTAAAATGTTCTTAAGGCTATCGGTTACTCCAATTTCTCCTAAAGTATTAGCTAGTTCTCTTAAATTAACTGTAGCTTCATTAATTGCAGCAGATAGGGTTTTGTTGAGAGCGGCATTACGCTCATAAGCTTCTGTTGATGCTTTTTGAGAAATTTCTGTTAATCTTATAGCTGTTGATGCTTCAGAGTTATAATCTTGTAAGATAGCTACAAACGGGGCCACTTGGAATTTGCCTACTAAATTTTCAGCTATTTGAAGCTGTCTCGCTTCTGGGAGATCTTTTATAGCTATAGCTAAATTTTGTATTAATCTAGTAGCACTTAATATGTTTCCTTCCGCGTCTGTTACTTGAGCGCCAAGGTTTTGTAGTGTTTTTAACTTGTCTATGCTTTGAATTCTAGTAAAAATAGTTTTAAACGAGTTACCAATAACAGCACCACCTCGCGCAGTTTTTTGCTGAACAGCACTAACAACACCTACAAGTTCGTCAAAACTTACCCCTGCAATATCAGCAACAGATCCAGCTCTTTTAATAGCTTCTGCTAAATCTCTTTCGGATACAGCCGCATTTTTAGCGGCTTGTGAAAACTTGTTGACAACCTCTGTGCTACTTACAGTCCCTTTACCAAAAGAGTTAATAGCAGCCGTCAAGCCAGCCACGGCTTCTGCTGCTCCCTGACCAGAAAGCCTAGAAAGTATCATCGCGTCATTAAGCCTCCTGACAACCTCTTCAGCCGAAAGACCTTGGCGGCTTAACTCTAATGCAGCTTCAGAAACGGTGGTAAAAGATTGCTCAGTGTTTTTCGCTACATCAAAAATTGTTTTCTTAAAAGCGTCTAGCTGTGAGGTGGTCTGTCCCAAGATGGCATTAATGCTAGCCATCTGTTTTTCAACTTCGATGGTAGTGGTTACTAACTCTTTGAATCCTTGAGTTACGGCTGATAATACACCCACAGAAGCGCCAAAAGCCAACACCCTTGCGTTGGCGGCTTCCATAGACTTGGTAAACTGATCAGCCTTACCTGTAATACGACCCAAGGGTTGAGATAAGCCCTCAATACTTTTGGCACTGGTTCCAAGATTTATTTTTAGATTTCGTCCAGCTTTCTTAGCTTGAGCCTCAATGCTAGCTTGTAATCCTGTAACTGTTGCTGGTATTCTTAATGGCATCTCCGTAAACCTTTGTATTATTTACACAAAGATTTACACATCATGCCCAGCTAATCGCATCATTTGTTCCATATTAAGTTGACCCCCGTGTTCTTTCGCTGCTTCAGCTAATTCCTTATTACCCATCGGGCGATCAAAAGACCTCATGTCATCTTTTGTGGCTCCGAAAACCATAGAGACATCGGCATCGTCTCTTATACCGCTTTTTCTCTTATCTTTATTTCTTTGGTTTTCCGCAAATGATAACACTTTATCAGGATCTTCTCTAATATCATCAGGAATATCTTCTGTGTTTTGGAAAATATTAAAAAACATTCTCCCGAATAAAACCACTTTTAATTGATAGACTGTCAAATGAGTTACAGGTTTTCTATAAAAACCATAAACATCCTCGCACAAAGATAAATACATTGTAAAAAATGGTCTTAATACAGCTTTTTGAAATTCCTTATCTACAAATTTTTCCAGTTGAACTGACTGAATGTGATTGATTTTCAAAACTTCCCACGCTTCCAAGTTGTCAAATTCCTCAGGTTTGAAAAAATGTTCTGTTAAATCCTTATCTTTGAAAATAAGAAACCTTAAAATCTCATCACCACTTCTGGCGGTTGCATAATCTTCTGCGGTTTTTCCCAGTATCTCAGATTTTTTGTTAATTAAGCTCGCCACTTGCTTTTCTTTCTCCGCTACCTCACGCCCCATCTCATCTCTTTGAGACTGCAAAGGTAAAATTTGTTGAGTTTTGCGAAGGTTTTTTAGTTCAAACTCCAAAGATGCTATAGCAGCATCTTCCTCAGAGGACCACATCCCCTCCTCCATTACAGTCTTCAGCCTTTCTTCCTTAGAGTCGAGACCTTTGTTTAAGGCTACAGCTTTATATTTTTCGTAGTATTTCTGGAGATACCTCTGATCTTTTAAACTAACATGCTTAATGAAAGCGGGTTTACTATTTATGACGACCTCAGAATACCCATCGAAAGCCTCCCCAATCAACGAGATGTAGTATTCATCATTCAAAGATCGCCTTTTTCTAAGTCCTCGATGAGTTGATTAAATTCGTCTGGGCTAGACGCTTGATTGAAAAACCAAAAAGCCAAAATAGTTGTGACTTTCTTAACAACCTCATGATAAAACTCACTTGATTCGTCTTCTTTTAGATAATAGTCCTCAATTTTATCTTCAAAATCTTCGCCTTCGAAATAAGGCTTAGGATTATCATCTTCCTCTCCTTGAATGTGGGTAAGCATCAAGCTATACCATAACAAAAGACGATTTTGAGCCTTGGTGTCGGCAGTATGATCAAATAAAGACTGCATAGAAGACTCTGACTCAACAATTTTCCTCTTGGTTTCAGCCAATGTCCCTTTAAGCTCTTCTAGCCTTTCTTTTTGTTTTTCTGTCTTTTTTTCTACAAGCTCAAGACGCGCATACTCGTTTTGTATGTCAAAGATCTCTTTATACAGCCTCCCATATTCTTTGGCATCTTCCTCGCTCCAAACGCCTCCAGTGTCACTGTATTTTTTATAAAGCATAGCCTTTGTTAAAATACCACGCTTAACACAGCGACTCATCTCAACAGAGTATTCAAGCTCGGCATCTTCTAACTCTCTGCGAGAAGGTCTTTTAAGCCTAACTTGAACAGGAACCTTTTCTATTACTTTTTTTGTAACAGTGGTTTCCTCACCCGTTTTCTTGTTTTTTCGAGTATGAGTTTTCTCGACTTCCTTTTCTTCGTCTACAGTAAACGAATATAATTCTTTAAATTCCATAACCTTATTCCTTAGTTAAAAACAAAACTTACAGTATAATTATCTATTTCACATCCTAAATTTCTAATTGATTCATTTCCAACATCTAGAATTCTCTTTCTGATCCAATTTACCTTTTCAGGAGTGAAGTGATTTGCTGTATTAATGACCGCATGATATTCACTTGGGATATTTTGGTATAGCTTTTCATAGTGAAAATCATGATCCATCTTCATGTCTTCAAGCATCATCAACATATGCTTAAAAAGCCTAGAAATACACTCATCGGACTGTTTGTGTAAATTTTTTTTAGCGTCCATGCCTTAAACCTATCTTATTATATAATTTAAAGTGTAAAAATCAATATGGCAGGGTTTCTATCACAAGATCAAATAAACAAAGTCAGAGACCTTATGGGGACTTTGCACACCACTTTCGCCCGAACTATAACTGTTTATAAAAATGCGAAAAAAACTCTAATAGCTTCTACTAATTCTTGGAACTCTCTTTACCGCAGAACTAATACAGGATCTAATAGTCCTGTTGAATACACAGAGATATCACAAGAATTTCAAGCTAGAATTTATTATGACGATATGGACGAGGCGTATCTCACAGACGATGGCGCAGCACAACAGGCAGGAACACAAAACAAAGCTGTTGTTTCCGATGGGACAGTCACAATCGTAGTAGAAGAAGCTGCATATGATTATCTTAGTGAAGCTCGCAGGGTAGAGTTTGATGGAAATAAATTTATAATAGAAAGTGACGGATCGCCCAGAGGCTTTACATCAAACCAATTCTATACCTTTACTCTTACCCCTACTGAATAATGCCATCTCTAGAGCCAGATGTTATCGCAGCTTTGCAGCGACAAGTGCCTCGTTTAAGCAGAAAAGACTTACAAAGAGAGACCAGAAAAAGATTTAAAGAAATTAAATCAAAAATGATCGCTGATTTTCTGGCTCACCCTATAACTTTAGAAATACAAAGCGGTCCCAGCGGCAGCAATATTAGCGGGACTTTGGGAGGCGTAAGCAACCTATTTGCTTTTATTGGATTTGATCAGGGAGATGATCCTATCGCTCCCATTTTAGCACTATTGGAGAGTGTTGTTTTGCAATATGACTCAGATATTAAAGGATCTGGTAAAGGTTTAGGTGTAAACTTTAAGGTTACCTTACCAGAGCCTGAACAAATTTTCGCTGTAACCCCATTACCTTGGGCGACCGCAAGAAGTTGGGCTGAAGGCATAGAAAGAGGTCTCTCTGGCTTAGGTCACTTGCTACGAAAAAACAAAGGAAGATCAGGTGCCGCTATACAAACAAGAACTAAAGTAAGAGGTGGAAAATTTCAAAACACCCCTTATATTTCAGCATTCCTTAAAAAATACAAAAAAAAGTTTGAAGAACTAAAATGAAGGAACAGTTTCAACATAAAATAACCACTTCTTTTTTCTTGTGGTTCGATAATTTCCTACTGAAAAAAGGGGAGGCTTTTTCCAATAAGACGGGGACGTTTTTTTATTACGATGACCCCCATCTTGACTCAACATATAAGGCTTACGGCAGTCCATACAAACAGTGGGTGACAGACTCTTCTATAACAGGAGCCACTATACCCACTGGTGTTTTTATTGACGCAAGCTTTTCAGGCCGCTCTGACGGCATTGTTTTGGATTTTGATAATGGAAGAGCCTTGGTTTCAGGAGATGTAACTGGATCTACCATAACAGGGGAATTTGCAGTAAAAGATTTTAATGTTTATCTTACAAATGACACAGAGGACGATTTAATTATAGAAAATAAGTATATGATTAACTCGCGTCTTCCTTCGGGGCCAGATACCTATATCCCCCCTTATGATGATGTTGTTCCAGCAATATTTGTCTCTACTTCTGTAAGTGAAAACAAGCCCTTTGCTTTCGGAGGTATGGAAACCACATGCGTTCACGCTAACGCGGTAGTTTTAGCTGAAGACACCTATCAACTTGATGGTGTTTTGTCTATTTTCATGGATTCTGTGAACGAAGTTTTTACACCGATCCCCATGAGCGGATACCCAATAACAGAGCTTGGAGATCTAAAAAACAACGAATATAACTACACAGGAGCCAAAGAACCATACGATACCGAGCAGCAATTTGTTGTCGATAAAGTAAAAGTCTCTAAACTTAGTGATGGCAGCAGGAAAAATTTAGCAAACAACCTTTACATAGGCTTTATTGATTTTGACTTGATAAAAAACAGGTATCGCTTTGAGTAATTTCATATTTTAATAATAAAACTGTAAACAAAGGAAAGAATCTTTTATCATGGCCAGCAGAAACAGAGTAATTTATCAATCAGAGGGGCTTTTCGTTGCGGAACATGCCTCTATTACGGGTTTTACGAAAACTGAACAGTTACGCAGGGTGCAAAGTGCTAATTACAGCTATACTATTAACCGTCAAGACGTTAACCAATATGGACAGCTTGCTCGTATCGACTCGTTAGTTCTTGAACCACCGACAGTCAACCTAGACTTTTCTTATTACTTGACTGATGGATTTAATGAAAGGGTTCTTAACTTTTTTGTTGCCACTGGCAACCCTGCTCTGGGTCAAGGAAACTTTGCTTCTGGTCACCTGACAGCAGGATCAGGCCAGAACGTCTACATTGTGACCTCTCCAGAAGGTGAGGACTTGAATGCTGGAGACGCATATGCGGCTACCGATAAAATTATTGGAGTAGGAAATTGCTACATCAGCGACTACTCCATTGATCTTTCTGTCGGTTCTCTGCCCACTGCTAGCGTAAGCATGGAAGGATCTAACGTCCGCAGTTCTGCGGGTAATGCAATTAAAACTCCTGCTGTTAACCAGCAAGATGGAACCGAAGCATTCTCTACGAATGTCACCCTTCCTCTCCCGACAAGCGGAATCACATCTAGCATTTTCAGCGGCTCAATTACAGCTCTTCGCCCAGGAGATATTACACTTAACATTGACAACTTTAGAGATGATGTCATAAGTGATATTAGCGGTGATGACAGCATTCATGTTCAGAGTGCTACTATCTCGATCCCGCTTTCTAGGACTCCTCTGGATCGTCTTGGAAGCAAGTTCGCATATGCAAGAACTGTTGACTTCCCAGTTGTTACCACGATGAATGTCAGCGCTATTTTGAATGAAGTTGATGCTCGCAACTTGGCTGACAAGCTGGAAGAATCAGAAAGGAACGTGTCTATTACGCTGAAAACTTCTGATAACAAAACTGGAATGGTTTGGGACTTCAAAGGGGCATTGGTTGAAAGTGAAAGCTGGAGTTCCAGCATCGGAGCCAACAAAACCGTAGACCTTACCTTTACTGCTCAAATTGGTGGTCCTGAAGATATCGCTGATGGAGTTTTCCTTAGCGGAGTCAGTCACCAAGAGATCTACACAGGCACCAGAACATTAGGTTAATTCCCTAATCCTGATCTACAAAAAAGACCGTGGAGCATTAGCTACCACGGTCTTTTTGTTTTTAAAGTTAAAATATATTAGCCGTAATTATAGACTTGGTAATTTAAACCACTACCGTCTATACCGCCTAACTGTCTAGGCTCTGCCTGATAGATATTGTATTGTGCTGCCATTCGCGTCACCTTGTCCATACAATCGCTTGCAAGACCTCGATAGACCTTTGACACCTCATTGCGGTTAATAAACGTCACAGAGCTTTCTCCGTCCTTTAAAGACAGAACGTTGTCTCCACTCACACTTGAGTCTACAATGCCCCTGAGGGCGTTTCTCGCTTGCTTATTGTAGTAATTAGAAAGATATAGCTCTTTTAAAACATTCTGAGCCTCGATGTCCATTACCCCATAAGTCCCACTAGCAAGATCTCCAGTAAAGTCTGTATAGAGGTAAGTGTTAACTTGTCCAAGGTTCTCAAAAAGCCACCCACTGACATTAGCTACGGTGGCTATTCCTGTGTCTCCATCAAATTCAGTGACTACAATTCCTGAAGCAAGATCTTCTAATACAGTGGCCATATACTATCTTACACAGTATTTAGCTATTTAACCAATCGAGAATTTCTTTATGTTGAGGATTTTCTGGGTCTAGTTCTATAGCGGGAACAGGAGCGGGAGCAGTGAATATGTTACCCCTACTCTGATAACGATTAAATTCTTTTATAATATTATCAGCCATTATTGATTTTTCATAGAAAGGATTAATACCCACTTTTTTAGCAAATACTTGCAAATCAGCCTTACTCATTTTAGCCAACCTTTCTTTTAGAATATTAATATCATTAGTGCCAAAAGAATTTGTTTCGCCAGTGCCATAAATAACTTCCACTTCTTTTAAAATCTCCTGATAGCGAGCCGTGCTGGTTTGTCCGCTTTTTCTAAGCTCCTCTAGCTCCTCTAAGATTCCCTTCTTAGCAGGTTGCTCTTGTCCCGTTGTTACCTCTTTATAAGGGGCGGCTTTTTTCTTAGTTGTTTTCTTTTTAGCCATATACTATTATATACACTCAGTAAATAAATTACAAAAAAAGGCCGTCCCCGCAGGAACGGCCTTTTTAAAGGGTAAAGCCTTATTAGTCGAAGGCTCCAATAACAACACCCATGAGAACGCGGTTGTCAAGGACAACACGACCCTCTTCGATAGAACCGAAGTAGCCGATCTTGTTCTGGCGAATGCTGTATTGATCATCAGCGATGAGATTCATCTCAGCTCCGCTCTCAGAGTCCGTAGCAACTGCACGGATAAGAGAATCACGACTACGATCAACGCCAACCACGATTTCGTCCGTGGAACCATCAAAGGTAATTGCGTTAGAGCTATTCGCGAGAGAAGGATAAGAATTGCTACCCGCAGCGGTATCGAAGATAGTGTTAAACTTCTGACCGACACCCATCTCGTTGTATTCCAAGATGTTAAGACCCATGAAGCTGTCAAGACCTACGTTCCTGTAAAGCTCTTCACGAAGAGATTCAGGAGCAGGAAGAACAGTGGACTCATTAGTGTCAGGCAACGCAGTGGTGTTCACTGGGTTGTAAGACATTGCGCGAATCTTGCCAACAACCTCAGGAGAACAGACAACATCTGTAATTCCCCGAGTCCGAGCGGTAGGTGTTCCACCGATCCAAGAGCTGTTGATGCGCTTACCTAAGGTAAACAGATTATTAATGTCTGCCATGAGGAAAGAGCTTGCCACCTCGTTAGCCATAACATGGAAATCTCCCAGAAGAGGAGAAGACTTGATAGTAGCGTTAGCGAGAGCCGTCATAAGCAAAGTAGCGGAAGTCCGCTCCTGCTTAAGAAGAATTTCCTGCGCTACGCGAGTGAATGTTTTGCTAACCACATCCATGCGGCTCTTAGCTGCATACCTGCGATCAAAATCAACAGCAGCATCAAGGCTGTAAGTCGCCAGCTTCAATTCAGAAGCGGTGGGCAGCACTTGGTTGCTGGGAAGGCCACCTGCGTGACTCTGACTCCAAACCCTGATGTAATCTTCATCAGCAATATCGTAGTAGAGATCAAGCGGGATGCTTGGATTGTCATCAGCATTAAACTGAAGTGTCTGGAAAAGGTTGCTTACAGTAGGAGCGTTATTGAGAACTTCGGCCAAAACTGGTCCGATGAACTCAGCGAGCGCTACCTGTGCCTCATAAGCAACATTGCGATTCCGAGAAGCCATAGCTTTGATAAGCTCGACCTGCTCTGGAGTTCTTTTTAAAGTAATTTTCATAGTGAGTAGATCCTTTCTAATTAGCGGTTACAATCAAAAGATACGACAATATAATCACCAGAGAATTGATCAGTGGTGTTTCCAACATTTGCGCGGTTGCCTGTTCCAAGAACGTGACCGAAAACATGAATCCCGTCAGCCCTTTCAGCACCAGTGATCTTACCAGCGTTAACCAGTGAAGTCCTGATACCTTTTCCTGGGGTATAGGAAGATACACCGCCATCAAACGCTTCAGCAGCTAAGGTAAAGATACCTTTGGTAGCCACTGGAACAGCTTGTCCTGGGAGGATCGCCTGAAGCTCAGTTTGCTTAGTAGGATTGTAGAGCAGCTTTTCGCCATTCTCATCGTTTTTAGCAGTTTGGAACAAAGTAAGACCCAAGGGAATTTCCCCTGAAGTAGAACCTGTAATTTTAAGATTAACTTGCGGATACATCGCTGTAGTGCCAAGGAACGGGAAACTGTTGTCGCCCAGATAAGTGTTCGTTTGGTAGGTTACAGGATCGTTATCGAAGTTACCGTCCTGCACTTTCACGAAAACGCCAGCATCGCCAGCGCCCGATCCAGTGGTGCTATCGAGAACATCTGCATCCACAACGGAATAGAGGTTCACGACATCGTGATCAGAGTATTGTCTGAATGGTAGAATTCGTAATGCCATTTTTTTTAGTGGTTAAATTTAAGAAATTTCAATATTATCGCGAGAAAAAGCTTCCTTGAACTTATCGCGGAGAGTAGGCTCTTCACTGGTTACAGCTTCGTTAGCGTTAGAAATCTCCGCATCGGTCTCTTCAGCAGCATCGAGAGCCTCTTCCACCTCAACTTCTTCTTCAGAAGCGGTGGAAACCCTCTTAGCTACCTCTTCGTCAATGCGAGCTTGGATTTCAGCATCAAACTCAGCTTGGACTTCTTTGTTCTTGTGTTTCCACAGAACTTTAAGTTTAGACGCAAAAGCCTCATAAGCTTCTGCATCCTCAAGATCTTTAAGCTCAGTTGCCAGAAATTCACGATCTTGATCATCAAGTTCGAAACTATCATCCAGCTTGTCCATGCGCTCATTAAAAGCAGCCACGGCCTCTTCAGCTTTTTTATCTTTTTCAAAAACTAAAATGCGATCATTAGCAGCATTAAGTTTTTCTTCCAGCTCAGAAACAGAGGACTTCAACTCCTCATATTCCTTCTTAGCGCCCTCTTTAGCTGTCCTTTCAGCTTCGATATCCTTGCGGTATTGTTCATCCCGCTCTCGGATAGCTTCAGCAAAAGTATCAGTCATTGAGGCGACTGCTTCTTTAGAGAATTTCTTCTCGGAAAGAAGTTCTTTAAGTTCACTCAGAGTCTTTTCAATTTCCATGTCGATAAAGTTCTTTTCGTTGTTTACATTTAAATTATTATTTTGTGAAATTTTATCCCTCTTATCGTTTATAAAAACTTGGGCTTTTTTGGGGGTATCTCCATATAAACCTTTTACTTGAGCGGCAGGATTTAGTGTGTAAGCGATACCCAGAGGATATATATCCCCCATGATCAACCTACCTATTGTTTCTCCATCTTCTGTCTTACCACTGCCTCCGAAACTTCTTAAATACCCCTGTAATTCAAGGATTTGGTCGGGGTCTGAAACAATTCTAGCCTCACTCAAAAGGTCGCTACCAACTGCTAAAACATAGCTATTAAAACCAACTTCCCAACTAGCAGAAACTTTTTGATAAGAACCATCTTCTGGATCTAAAGAATTTTCAACTAATGATGTAAAATTTGGGTTGACTGATTTATACAAAACAGCGCCCAGCGCGATATTAAAAGGTTCTTTTTTTTCTTTTACTTCATTTTCTGATAACAAACTATTAGATCCAAACTCACTGTAACCTGCTGAAACTATATGCCCGACTACTTTTTGTTTATCGTGTTCTATATTAGTCGGTTTATGTATGAAATTGTTAGTATACTTGACAGCGGTGGAAGTATCCATCCCGTCTCCATTTTTATTGAATTTATTAACTACAGCAGCATTAAATGCAACCCCTAGTAAATCGACATTACTGTCGTAATCAATATCATTAGGGACAAGAGGAGCTAAAGAATCCAGAGATGCTTGAGAAATCAGAGAGGACTCATTGATCTCACAAGCCAAAAGTGGACAGTCAAAAGTAGTGGTGTATTTGTATTCCATTATTTTTTGTCCATCCAGCTTTTAGGTAGAGCGCTTTCTGCGCCTATTTTTTTGGCCCTTCTTATAAGTTTACTTTTAAACTCCTCAAAACTCATCGACCCTTCATAACGCCCCCAACTGCTAACAGCGTTTTTAACATCTCTTGCCGACAAGACTGGGAAAGACCTTCTTTTGGGATCAAGGAAGTCGCTGTCCTTTAGTTCACTTCTTTTTTTTTACCAAACCTCTCAGCAGCAATATCCATGAGCATTTGAGCATAGCTTGCTTTAGGTTTGATCTTCTTGCCATTCTTGCCGTCAGATTTCTTTT